CTCCTGAGCATTTAATAACACCTTGAACCTGTGTTAATTTAAGTGTGTTTTTGACTACTGCCATTTTATTTCCTGTTTAAAAGTTAAATTATTTTTTCTTGTGATTGCCGTGTGAGCCTTCTTCTAACACTTCCATATCACGTGTTTTAACATCTTCTATTCCATGCTCAAACATTACTTTATACCATTCAACTTGTCCATATTCATTTGGTTCAGCATGCTCACCAAATAAAGGTTTGCCCTCGCCATATTTTTTATGAACAACTTTAGTTGCACACATATGAGTTAGCTTAGGTTTTTCTGAACTTCCTTGTGTTGGTGATTCTAAATCACCCTTTTCACTTGGGTCCTTCATATTAGCTGTGGCATCATCTTTAGCTTTAATTTCTACTGGTTCAGCTTCCTCAACCATTTCAGCATCTAACTCAACCTCGTTATTAAGTTTACGCATTTGTGCTGCTTTCATAGAAGCCTGTTTTCTAGCTGCTCTACGTTGCATTCTATCTCTCATTTGTTCTGGAGTAGGCATACGCTTAACAGCTTCCTGCATATCAGCTCTAAAATCTTTAAATATTTTCATCTTCGGGTTCCCCTTCTGTTTCTTCTTGTTCTACTTCTTCCTCTTCCGGAGTATCTTCTACTTCCACCTCAGGCTCTTGTTCAACGTCTGCTTCTGTTTCTACTTCTACTTCCTCTGGCTCAGAATTTTCTTCTTCTTCAGAACTATCTGTAATTGGGTCATTGTATATAGTAGCAGCTATCTCAGCTTTTTTATCTGAGACTAAAGCATCTGCTCTACCACCCATTACATCATTAAAAGTAGACTGTGCGTCGGTTAATTTACCATCTGCCCATTGGTCCATCATTTGGCGTATAGCAGCCTGTTGGACCTCATGTGGCGTTGGCTCTTGCCCTTGTTCTGTTTCCACAGCCTCAACTTCATTGTTTATTTCTTCACTCATAATTTACTCCTTAGTAGGTTGTTCTTGTTGTCCTTGTTCTGCATCTTCGGCTCCAGGTTTTATCTCCTGAGGCTCAGCCGGTGAAAAAGGAGACCATTGATATTGTCTCTGTAACATTGGCTCTTGTGCAATGTCTTTTTCAATTTGAGCAACCTCTTCATCAGTTTGTTTAAGTATCTCTTTCTGAACATACCTTTTACTGTAAAGAGTTCCTATAAATGCTGAAACTCCATTTAAAACTTCTACTCTACTTCTTAGAATCTCTTGTTCTTTGGACTCTGTATAGTAAGCGTCTGATGCAAAGATGTATTGGATGTTTTCTCTTATATCCGACCAATCTTCTTCATTAATAACACCCTTTAATATTAATTGTGTTTTTAATATATCATCAAACAATGTGCTAAATCTTTTTCTTAACTTAGCAACGAACTTTGTAAATTTAAGTTCGTCTCTATTAATCTCTGCAGAACGACCAAAGTTTAGTCCGCCCTGTTGTTCTAAACGTGATACAGGAACATTTAATGCTTGATATAGTTTCTTTTGAAAGTAATCAACATCTCCTGTTTCACCTAAATTTTGTCCGCCTGGTAGAGTTTGTATCTCTGTTCCTCTGCCACCTTCTCGTCTAGGCATCCAGAAGTCCTCAAGCATGGACATAAATTTCTTATCATCTCTTATCTCGCCTGTGTTAGCATCGTATACTAACTTGTTTCTATACCTGTCCATTATGTCTTTTAAATACTGTTCTGCCTTTATCTTTGGCAAGTTACCAGTATCGACATAAAATATCCTTCTCTCAGGTGCTCTTGTTATTCTGTATATAACTACAGCATTTTCCATCATGCGAAGTTGGTTCGCAGGACGGATAGCCTTATGAAGGAATGATAATGGAATATTTTTGTCCTGGTCTACTAAACCTGAGGGACAATACGCGATTGCGTCTTTGCTAATTTTTAGTGCCTTGTCATTTACACTTGCAGAATACTGACCTGGCTTACTAGCTATTCCTTTATTATCATACACAAAATACTCTTTCGTGTCCTTAATAAATTGAACGCCTGTCTTAGCGTCCTTTTCCTTGTTGACTTCACGTATTAATCTAATCTTACGTGGGTCAATATATCTAATATCCTTGATGCCCTGTTTTGGTGATGCAGTATCTATTACTTTGTGAAAATAAATTCTGCCATCTATATACCATCTTCTAAAATAGTCTTGTGCTCTGTTGTTAAAATCAAACATTTTAAGCACATTATCAAACTCTTCTGCAATAGCTTTTTTAACACTTGCAGACACATTTACTTTATCTGTGTCTATCTCTAAAGGCCTTTCATCCTCTAGGTTAGATATCGAATCGTTAACGATATCTTCTATAGCTGCATCTACATCAGCCATCATAGATATATCTCTATATCTTTTTATTAATGCTTCTTCCGTATTCGCGACACCTTCAACGTCAAAGTATGTGCCATAGTAGCCTCCACCTCGGATACTATCTATGGCACCTTGTTCGTCTTTAGGGACAAACGATTTAGTCGTTGCCGTGTCCTTCTTACGGTTTATTTCAAAACCAAAAATTTCCATAATGTTATTACTCCACTAGTCGCTTAAACGACGTCGTAGTGTGTATATTGAAATGTTACTGTAAATTCTTCAAATATATCGTTCTGTGCATAGTTCAATGCAATTTCAGACATATTAATTGGGAAAGCGTTTCTTAATGTATAAGTTCCGCCTCTTAATACGTCGTCATTTCTATCTAAATGCTTAACAACTACATCTGTTTGATAATCACTTGGTGTTTGAATACCTGTGTTAGACTCTCTATCATTAAGACCATTCATCCAATCTTCGAAAGGACGTCTTAAAGAGAAGTCTGTATCATTAACAATAGTAATTGTCCACGGGTCAAATATTCTTTCACCTGCAAGTTTAATTTCCCTACCTCTATACTGAATGATAGCTGGGTTTACATTACTTGCGGGCAAAGCTGCACCTGTTACTAGCAAACTGAAAGATGAATCAACACCTGTAACATAACCTGGGAAAGTAAGTTCGACTCTAAACTGATTAGGACGAGCTCCCCCTGCCCCTAGTCTTGCCTTAAATTCTTCAATATTCATTTATTTCTCCTAGTTGGGTATTTATGTTACGCTCCGAGCTCTTCAAACGAAATGCCGGTTCTTGTTGCTACAAAAGTCAATGTAATAAAGTTAATGCTTCTAGCAGGTTTAATAAACACGTCTGCTCTAAATTCATTGTTATCAATTACATCTGCTGTATTGTTTGTTTCATCACATACAACTCTAAAGTCGTATATTCCTCTACGTCCTTGGACATCTCTTAAGAAAGGTTCTACTAGAGACCTAAATTGTCCACGTGTAAAGGCGTCGTTAAATTCAAACAATTGAAGTTTAGCTGCCGTTGAAACTGCTTTTTCAATTGTATTAAATAGTCGTCTTACGTTGATTCTGCTAAATGCGCCTGTTGAAGCAGTTAATGTTTTATCTCCGAAAAGAATAATACCTGCTCCTGGGTCACCAATAACTGGGTTAATGCTGTTTTTGTATAGCGTGTCTCTATCTGCTTTCTTAGGACTCCATGCTAATTTAACTGCATTTTTAATTGCTCCTCTAGAGCTACCTGCTGGTGAGAACCATGGGTCAGCCTCAGCATCTGCAACTACACAAGTTCCTGCAACATCACCGTTTAATGGAACCCATCTGTATACGTCGTTATATTTATCAAACATATATTTCCAGCCTGAATCCATAACAGCAAATGCTGACCTAGTATAGTTAGCACCTGTTATTTCTGCTACAACACTTGATAATTCTGAACCAGTGTTATTAACTACGTTAGCTTTTTGTGGTGAAATGAATACCATACAATCACGTCTTATAGCTGCTACATTGTCAATAATGTAATCGCCAACTGTTTGTGAATGACCACCTGCTAAAACTAATTGAACATCAACTAATTCGTCATTTGCTAATAGGTCATACCCTGATTGTAAATCACCATCTGCAGGTGCATTTGTTACACCTAATGTAAGTCTAACTGTTAATTCTGAGTTACCACTTGGAACAAATCCAAATAACCCATTATGGCTAGATACTATTGTTGAAAAGTCATTACCGAAGTTACTAGCATTGCTATCTGCAGGGTGGTCCATCCACCATACATATTTACTTCTAGAATTAATTACTTTTTTATAAAAATTTGTTTGGTTTAATGAATCTTTAGCGTCTGAAGCTTTTGAAACGTTAGAGAATTTTTCTAAAACTGTTCCTGCTGTTCCAGTAAACTTACCACCTTTGTCTACAACAATAATGTGCATAGCGTCTAAATCTACTGAATTTGCTCTAGCATTTGATGTTGAAGTAGGTCTGCCATCAAATTGACCTGCATATGACCAAGCAGTTGTTAATACTGCTGTAGCTGTAGCACCTGAGCCACCGCCACCTGATATAGTTACGCTAGGTGCAGATGTATATCCAAAACCTGGTTGTGTTACTGTAATTGCTGAAACTGTAGACCCGTCTAAAGTTGCTGTTCCTGTTGCTGCCACAGTAGTAACTCCTACACCTGGAGGTGAATCAAATGTTACTGTAGGTGCAGATGTATAACCTGTTCCACCGTCTGATACTGTTACAGAAGCAACCGATGTAGCATCAAAGGATGCGTAATCAGCAAAGCTAACTTCTAAAGAGTTTCCAATTTCACCTGGATATTTAGCTGCCCACATTCCAACGGCACCTGCGCCACCTTCGTATGAGGCTTCATATTCAGATTCATTTCTAATTAAAACTGCTGTTCCGTTTGATATAGCGTTTCTGGCTGTTGAGCCAACTTCTCTAATTGTTAATAGAGATGAGCCATATGCTAAGAAAGAAGAAGCAGTCATAAAATCTTGTGCTGTATTGTCATCGGGTTTGCCAAATCTTGAAACTAGATTATTTTCTGAATCTATGTTTAAAATTTGCCTTGCAGGACCCCACTGGAAGTTACCAACAAATCCACCTACCGTAGTAGCGACTGCTGGAACAACATTAGTAGCGTCTTGTTCCCTTATTAATACACCTGGGGAAAGCTGAAAAGCCATGTTTTTCTCCTTTATTTTTAAGTGTTAATACTTATTTATATTTACTAAGAATATTTATAATTCTTTTAATTTTGTGTCTTCAAAAACCCAGAGATCGCCCCCGAAAACTTCTGTCTCCGGAGCTATACCGTTATCAATAACTCCAAAAGGAGTCAAATCATTTTCGATTTCTCTCATTTCTGCATTATATAACCCTTGTCTTACTTGGACATTAGTTAAATCTCCGAAGAAAGAGTTGGTTGTTACCCAACCAAACAACACAAGACACATTGCTAGGTCATCGTGATAACCCTCGTCTGCTTGATAAGAATTTCCTCGTTCTATAAAAGTAGATAGTTCTTGTATTATTTCCGCATCAAATACTAAAAGTTTACGCTCCTCCATTAAACTTTTAAATGCAAAACATCCTTGACGTTTTACTGCTTTGGATGTTGTAACTCCTAATTTGGTAGCTCTACCGAATCCGGGTGTTATATATTGTTTATTATTTTCTTGTATAGTTGTAAAAATATTTTCATATTCACATTCTGAATGAAGTATATCTACAACCTGTTGGCCTATATCATTACTTTCCAGTAATACAAAGGCATTATTATAGTCCTTGCCTACTTTATCTATTACATTAGGATAAAGCATTGGTGCTATTTTGTTATGTCTATACTTTGCCACTACTTTGTAGGGCATCTCAGTTACATCTATAACAACAAAAGCGGAGTAATCTCCTCCTATACCTCGTGCTACATCTGCAACTAATACATAATATTTATTTTTTTCCGGATTTACATATATGTCTAATCCATCGTTTGTGTATATTGGTTCAATAGAACTAAGACTTCCTATTGTTTTACTATTAATAAGTGTATTAGATGAACCTAAAAATTCGCATAAAACCTCTTGGTTAAATTTAAGTTCCCCTAATAACCCTAATTGTTCCTCAGCCCACTTATCATCTCTACCTGGTATTTCGGTATAGTGAATAAACATATTTTTAAAACCGTTTGTGCCTTTCTCGGCTTCGTTCCAAAACTTCCAAAAATGATTGTAACCTAATGGTGTAGATGTAAGTAAAATTTTAGTTGTTTCACCAGCAGAAATTGTCGGATAAACAGAAGTAAAAAACTCCTCAGCAACATTGTTTGGTATAATAGCAGCCTCATCAATGTAAAGCCAATTAACAGACTTACCCCTAATACCAGATGCCGTTGTAGCTGCTGTAAAAACACGTGAGCCATTTTCTAAATCAACGTCTCCTTTGTTCCACGTCTTTACACCCTGTTGCATCCATAAAGGTAATTGTTCATACATTATCTGATATCTACTTAATACTTCTCTGGCTGCTGTGCTTTTGTTTGCCATAATAGCTACAGTTTTACTATCGTTAAATATACTGTAATGTAATATACAGGCAGCTGCCGTAATAGTTTTACCCTGCTGTCTGCCTTCCATTAATATAGTTTTACGATTACCCATAATAAAATCGACTTTACGTTTTTGACATTCGTAAAGTTTAAAGGGTTGCAATCCTTTATCAAGCGTAACTATTTGACAATAGTTTTCTATAAAATATTTGGGGTCGTCTTTACATTTCATATACTCCGATAACTGTTCCTTTGTCCAGTCATGCTTATATGCTACTGGTTTAAGATTGGGGTTACCGTGATATGAACTTGTATCAGTTGTCTCCGTCATCTGTTGACTCATGTTCAATTACCTTTTCGTTCTCTTTTTGTATTGCTTTTAAGAGGTCGGAAGTGCTTCCATTAAATACTATGTTGTTTTGAGTGCCAATTTGTTTGGGTTTATTTTCATCAGCATTTTCTATTTTTTGTTTTTTCTCTTGTATATCCATAGCTTGAAGTGCTTGGTCGCCCAAGTTTTTAATTGCCTGTGCTGCCACTTCGTATGCTCTGGGGTTATCACTATTTTGTGCAACTGCTAATATACCTTGAATAGTAGATTCACTATAAGCCATAGCTCTTTTTAAAACACCTCGGGCTTCTTCAAAATCCTCATCTACAGTTCCTTTTTTTATTTCAGGAACCTTAACTTTAAGGTCTTTTGTCACCGTATCAAATGTTTTATCTAAGGCTTCAAATATTTTATTATCTTTTGTTTCCATTATATTTTATCAAACTCCACTAGGAATCTATATGGGTCTTCTATTGTAATTACATCATCACCATTTAAAGGGGATTCTATTGTAATTGCTGGTGCAGTAACATATCCAGACCCTACATCATCTATTATTATTTCTTTAATTCTGTCTTCAATCATTACAGCATGAGCTCTACCATTACCTTCTATAGTAACATTAGGCTCTTTCACATAGCCTGTGCCAGCATATGTTAAATTAATACTATCTATACTACCAGAACTTATTGTTGCTGTAGCTGTAGCAGTTCCTGGTTGAACTGAAGCAGTTATTTTTGTTCCTTCTCCGCCTGTATCTATTTGTGTAAAAGCGTTAGCAATTGCTCTACGTATAATACCCTCATTCGCAACATGACCATAGAAATTAAGTTTCATATTAAAGTTTAATGTCCAAACGATACTTTGTCTGGCAGCAAATGTTCCTGAAGTGTTATCCTCATAATTAATATTATCTAACACAACTTTAATATCTCGTTTAATATCCATCTCAGGCAAATCATTAATTGTTATATTAAAGTCAGGATTAAAGTAAGGAAGAATTTGTTCTAATATTCCTAACCCGTCTTCTTGATTCTTCGCAAATATATATAAAGATAAGTTTAAGTCATATGGAGTAGAAACAAATTGTCGCTTAACACTTAAAGAATCAGTAGTATTAGATTTAATGTGTTTATTAATTTGTGATATCTTTCTAGAGGCATCATATTGTAATGAAGTAATCTCAAACCCCATACGAGGTAAAACAATAGCAACCTCTCCTCTACTTTCAACTGTCGGTATTTGTTCTATTCTAGATAAGAACTTTTGTTTTGTTGAATAGGCTAAAGGGACTCTTATGGATTGTTCTATAACTCCAGAAGTATTTTTACGTTCAATAACTATGTTATTAAATATAGTTCCAAAAGCTATAATAGCCTTACGTATATGTTGGTGATAAAAATTTTTACCTTTTAACATTATAACTCTCCAAACGGATTACTTTCACTAAAGTCTAATATATCTTCTGCTACTTCTATGGTGTCAAAATCTGCATTGTCGCCCTGTGTTGCAGGTTTAATAGCAAAGTCCTCAGTAATAAAGTAACCGTTGTCTTCCAGTTTAAACATACTGCTATCTTCTAATAGTAATTGGTAAAGATATGTATCAACACTATTATCTTCCTCAATTCTATCAATCTCAGTTCTGCCTGTATTAATCCTTTCAGAACTATATTCTGCAAGTTCGCATATAAGTTTAAACGTATAGAGTTTTCCTAGTTGATAAAACGGGTCTTGAAACTCAACCATTTTAATTTCAAACAATGAATTAGTTTTAGGAAAGAATAACATATCTCCTTCCATAGGCCTGCTACCACTTTGAAGAAACGTTCCTCCACTATAATCTACTAACTGATTCCATCGCCTTCTAGGCAAAACAAAAGTAGCTTGGTCTCTAACTTCTAAACCAAAACGTTGGAATAATTCTCCCTCTCCATCGTAACCATTGACGTTTTCCAAATACATTTCTAATGGAAAGGCTTCTTCAAATTTACTTAAAGCGTGCTCATCAAATATTTCATCTCTTGTTACTAATGTTCTAGGCATATAGTAAACATCATGTCCGTAAATTTTAATACTTTCAATGATTAGGTCTTCCACTAATAGTTGTTCACTATCGGTGCCAGATGTATTTCCAGATTGAAAGTAAAAATTTGTAGGCATGGTTTACCCTGTCATAAATGTTGGTGGGAGTTCGTATCTGATTTGCATCTCATCTTCTATAGTTGCAATCTCATTTACTGCTTCTGCATAAATTTGGTCACCATTTAAAGTAACTCCACCTGGCATTTGTATTCCACCAAACTTCTTCATGTTCTCACCCCATTGTCTTTTAATCAATGAAGTTGCATATCTTTTAAGCCACATATCGTCATAGACTTCTGTGTATGTTTCAGGGTCTAATAAAGCCCAGCCTTCAGCAATTACGTAATCCCCTACATTAAATGTTTTATCCATGTCGGTATCAATGTAAAGTTTATCTGTTTTTCTATTAAAACGTATCTGTCTCTCGGTTACAAACAAGGACTCCAATACGTTCATATGTGTTTTAACCATTGAATAATATGTAACGTCTGCACTTAATAAATTATACAAATCGTTTAAGGCAAATTGGTAATCAACATCAAATAGTCCATCTGATTTACTACCTACAACGGCACCAAATTTCCACATTTTTGTAACACCTAAAATACTATCGCCTATAGGAATATATCCGTTTTCTAAATCTCCTTTTGTAAACGGTGTGGTAGTAGATAATGTTGCTGTTTGACCTGATTGGTCACCGGTAATTGTTTCAGATGCAACAAAGTCACCCTTCTTAATATCATCTACGATAAATTGAAAGTTAGATGCAATTGAGGTAATTTTTGCAGA